TGATGTTCGTCTCCACGCCGCTGTCTGTCCGCGTCGCGATGAAGCGGCGTTCGGGGAACGTCACTCCCGGCTCGGGCGGCATCGTCGCGCCTAGGGTCAGGAGCCCTGATTTGGCAGCGTCCAGGTCCACGTGACCTGGAGCGTGTCGTTGACGCCGAGCGTCGCGTCCTGATTGAGACAGGTGCCCGCGACCATGACGCCTCCGGCGACGGAGCCGCCGGACAGCCCGCCCGTGAAGTTGCCGGCCCGGTGGACCGACTGGGAGCCGGTCGCGGTCCACTGCTTCACGAGCGTGTAGGTCTCCTGGGTCGCGGTGTGTGCGAACGTCGCGAGCGCCCGGGCGAGCCCGTTCGTGGTGATCTCCGTCGTCAGCGTCGTCGTCGAGGCCCCGACCTCGTTCGGGTGCGAGGCCTGCTCGTTCGTGAGACCGATGAAGCGGGCCGGTCCGCACCCGTTCGTGATGACGTACGCGTTGCCGTTCGCCGGGGTCGTCCCGGCGGTGTCGTCGTACTTGTTCCACTGGTCGATGGTGATGACGGTGCCGGTGTTGTCGAGGATGTTCCCGTAGACCGGCTGCGTCGTGACGCCGGTCACCGGCATGTAGACCCGCGCCCCGATCAGGTCGTCGGTCGTCCACGTCTTGCCGGTGTCGGTCAGCGACGTCGCGCTGATGCTGGTGGTCGTCCCGTAGTTGGACGTGCCAGCGAAGATGTAGCCGCCCATCGTCCGGTGGAGCCAGTCCATCCCGGCGTCGGGGCGGTAGTTATGGGACCAGCCGAGGTCTTCGGCCGTACCCGGCTTGCCGTACGCGCCCGAGTCGCCTCGGACGACCATCGCGTGGAGGAACGAGTGGACCCCCGGCTCCAGGCGGTCGCCCATGAACCGGCCGCGACCGATGCTGGTGCGGAGGTCTTCCTCGATGCGGTCGAGCACTTCCTCCTGCCGGAGTCCGGCCCGAGGATCGTTGCGGTGGAGCCACCGAAGCAGGTTCACGTAGGCCCTCCTTGACGCCGACGGGCGGCGCGTCCCTGTGTCGTCTCAGCCGCCGGGAGGGTCGCGGTCTCGACGTCGCGCGACTCGTCGACCCTCTCGGCGTATCCCTCGGAGAGCAGGCGCTGGACGACCACGTCAGGGAGCGGCTCGGTCGGGACGGTATCGCCCTCGACGAACGCGTACTCCCCCGAGTAGAACCCCCTGGTGATGCGCAGTAGCACCTGCGTCCTCCCTCTTGGCTACGGCGTCCCGCTCGTCGGGGACCGGAGGATCTTGCCGATCACCGCGCCGGCGGTGGTGTTCGTCTGGGCCTTCTGCGCCGCGTTGTAGCGGATGCAGTAGATTTCACCCAGCGCGGTCGACGTCCCGCGCTTGAACACCGCGCGGACGTACCGCTTGGTCGGCTGGTGGATGTCGAGCCACGCGGTCTCGTCCGACGCGCCGCTCGGGGTCGCCTTCGACCCGAGGATGTCGGCCGCGGTGCCCATGCCCGAGGCGTCGTCGTGCTGGGCCTGGATGAAGTTGTTCGCCGCCGGCGTCGCGAACGTCGCGACGATGAACGCGGAGTCGAACCCCGCCATGTCGAGGGTCGGGCCGTTCACGTCCGACGTCCCGGCCGCGGTGAGCGCCCCGACGGTGATCTTGCAGTCGTTGCCGAACTCTGGAAGTCCGAGTGCCATGTAGTCGTCTCCCTCGTCGCTGTCCGAGGGCCGGCCCCGCCCGGGGGTAGGTAGGGCCGGCCCTCGAGGGTTATGCCTGGATGCCGTGCTTCACGGCGGCGGTGTCCGTCAGCTTCCCGTCGACCCGGAGGTCGCAGAGGAAGCCGACCTGGCCGTTCGCCGCGTACAGCTCGTTCAGGCGGGCGAAGGCGACGCCCTGGCGCTGGACGACCCAGTACCGCCGGAAGTCGCCGAAGAGGACCGACTTGTTGCCGGTCGTCGGCGCCGGGACGTTGTCCGAGGTGACGACCGGGCGACCGAGGAGCGTGTCCGGCTGGCCGGCGACGAGGCCTGGCTGCCAGAGGTACGTCTTGTCGCCCGAGACACCGGTGACCAGCTTCCGGACGCCCATGATGAACGCGTCGCTGGCGAGCCAGGTGGCGTTGATCCGGTAGCGGCGGCCGAGCGAGTGGAACAGCTCGACCAGCTCGTCCGCGGTGACGGCCGTCTGGCTGGTGAAGGACTTGCCGAGGGTCGAGCCCCCGACGACGCCCGTCGGCTTGGAGGAGCCGTCGCCGTTGACGTACGCCGCCTCCTCGAGGACGCCGAGGCTCATGCTGAACTCGTCGTTCAGGTACGCCTCGATGTCGAACGCCGAGTCGGAGAGGAGTTCCTTGTTGACCTTGACGATCCGCGTGGCCTTGTACGCGGCGAACGTCACCTGGCCGAAGGTCTCGTCCGACTCGTTGTAGGCGACCGACTCTGACGTCCAGGCGGCCGAGCCGTGGGCGCTCGTCGTCGCGACGTTGGTGTTGTTCGACGCGGTGATCACCGTCGCCAGCTGGCGCATGACGTTGACGTTCCGCAGCGACGTGTCGAGCAGCGTGCTCGACAGCTCCGTCGGGATGGTGTAGCCGCCGGCCGTCGTGCCGGTGCCCTGGGCTCGGGCCTCGGGGCGGTCGAGCAGCGCCCGGACCTCGGGCCCGACGCCCTCGCCGTAGCGGAGCCACTCCCCGAACGCTGCCCGGTACTCGGGCGTCGCGAGGAAGGCCCGCCCCGTCGGGAGCGCGGTCGTCGGCTGGCGCGTCGCGCTGGCCGCGACGGTCTGCTCCAGCGAGCGGGTGTCGGCCTCCGCGCGCTCGGCTCGCTCGATGGTCGCCTTGACCTGGTCGGACTCGGCCATGAGCGCGTCGAACCGCTGCTCCTCTTCGGCCGTCATCGCCGCCCGCTCTTCCGCGATCACCGCGTCGGTGATCGACCGCGCGTCGGTGATCAGCTTGGCACGCTTGGCGCGCAACTCCTGGATGGTCATCTGATCCTCCCTAGTCGTGCTCAAAGGTCTCGCTCGGCCAGCTCCAGCTGCCGACGCGCGTGGGCGATAGACCGCCCGGCGAGCGTGGCCGCTGCGTGAGCCACTGGGCTCGGCGCGGCGGGGAGGTACGCCTTCAGCGTGGTGATCGTATCATCGAGGATCGACGCCTCGAGGTCGCTCGGGAAGATGCCCCGGTACGCCTTGTCGATGACGTCGTTCAGCGTCGCCCAGTCGATGCCGGCTCGCTCGACGACGGAGCGCACCGCGGCGTCGGTCGCCGGGTACGCGGGGAACGTCACGACCGCGACGTCGTACAGCCTGACCTCTTCCAGGTTGCGCTCCAGCAGCCCGTCGCGGTTCGGCTTCTCGGACCACCGGTCGATGATGGTGCCAAACTTGAACGACATCTGGGTGATGTCGCCCCGCGCCATCGACGTCATCAGGTCCCTCGCCCAGGCGGTGTCCGGCGGGAACACCTCGGAGTGGAGGCCCTTCCGCTCCTCCCTCAGCACGAGGGTCTCGGCCCGGGTCCGGCCGAGGACGTAGTTGGGGTCGTGATTGAACGTCGCTCGGACGTCGGCCTCCTTCAGCGTCTTGGTGAAGGCGCCGGGGCGGATCCGCTCCCTGAACCCGCCGAGGTCGTCGCTCCAGACGTCGAACAGCGCGGCGTGGCCGACGATCCGCGGGGGCTTCCCGGCCTGGGGGTCGGCGTCGCGGACCTCCACCTCGTCGAGGTCGACGACTCGCTCCTCGGCGTACGGGACCCAGTCGCGGAGGCCCGGGGGCTCGCGGTCGCCGTCGCGGAGGTGGCGGGCGAGGTGGTCGTAGACGCCCCGCCGGTCGCCGGCCGGGATGGTCGTCCCGCCCCGTCCGCCGTTGAGGATGCCGATGCCGGACGAGCAGGCGACGAGGTTGGCGGCCCCGACATCGCCGTCGCCGTCGACGTCGTGGTGGATGAACTTGTAGGCCGACTTGGTGTCGGGGTCGCCGCTCGGGTCGACCCAGGCGTGGGCCTGACGGAGACTCGCCTCCGACTCGGGAAGCCGTCGCTCGGCCGTCGCGCCGTCCCAGGGACCGTCGTCGACGGCGGTAGAATGGGCGGCGATGGCCGCCCGAATGGCCAGACTGGTCATCCTCGCGCTCCTTCTCTGTACCCGCCGTCTTCGGCCACGTCCGTCCCTCGGGCTGTGGGGCCGTTTCCGCCTTGGGTCGTCGTTTCAGCATACGGTTTTGGAGCTGTCTGCCACGTCCGCCGGTCGGGACGGTGCAGCGGAAATGAGGTAGCAGACAGCAAATCGGACCAGCAATACGCGTAGTCACCTTCGGAAACCGCTGTCTGCCACGTCAGCCCATCGGGCCGTGGGGCAGTTTGGCGCTCGTCGGTCGACCGATTTGCGAGAGCCCGGAACGGGTTGTCTAGACAACCCCGCGAGAGCGTCGTCACGGGCCCTCCTCCGGCTCCTCGGGCTCTTCCTCCGGCTCCTCCTCCGGCTCCTCCGACGGCTCCTCGGGGCCGGTCGACGGCTCGGGCGGAGGCGACCCGATGGCCATCATGTTGACCGGGACCCAGTACTTGTCGCCGGCCCCGTCCGGCAGCGGGTTCAGGTTCTCGCGGTCGCGGATCTCATCCTGCGACATCGCCCCGATGCCCCAGGCGGTCTTGTAGGCGTTCCATCGCGCCGTCGAGTTGCCGCGGAGCAGCGCGTCGAACAGGTGCTCGACGTACGCGTCGGAGCCGAGGCCGACGAGGTCCTTGTTGACCTGCTGCTCCCACCGGACGGCGTGGGGACCGAGGGTCGAGATGACGTGGTCGATGTTCGACTCCTCGATGTTACTGAACGTCGCCCGCGTGAAGTCGCTCAGCTTGTGAGGCGCCAGCCTGAAGAGTCGAGCGACCTCCTCGACCCCGAAGCGGCGCGACTCGATGTACTGCGCGTCCTCGGGCGGGAACCCGATGGTCGCGATGTCCATCCCCTCCTCGAGGATCGCCGTCCGGGCGGCGTTCGTCAGTCCCTGATGGTCCGCGCTCCAGTCGCCCCTGAGGCGCTCGCGGGCCGGGTCGGAGAGCCGACCGGGGAACTTCAGTACGACGTCGGGGCGAGCCCCGTTGGCGAACACCCGTCCGCCGTAGAGCAGCGCGGCCTGGGCGCTCGCCAGCTCCTCGCGAGCCTGGGCGATGCGCGAGTAGCCGACCACCCCGTCCCGCGACAGCCCCCGGATGTGGAGGATCTGGTCGGCGAAGAACACCTTGACGTCGCCCTCGGGCAGCCGGTACGCGTACAGCAGCTCACCCGGCTTGGCGTTCTCGACGCGGACCCCGCCCTGGCCGTTCCTGACCGGCGTCATCTTGGCCGGGTTCAGCGGCCAGAGCCACACCCGCCCGTCGGCGAGGGGCTGCTTCTCGGAGTACCCGTTCCCCCACGCGAGGACGTGCGACTGGATGGTCTCCCGATACGACATCGCTGTCATCTCTGGGTTGGCGCTGTCGTGGAGCGTCGTCCAGAGCGGGTGCTCCGGCGCGCGTCGACGCGACCCGTCGGGCAGGCGCCGGTAGACCAGCAGCGGGAGACGGGCGAGATCCTCGCTGATGACCGACACGGCGGCGAACACCGCGAGCATCCCCATCGCGCTCTGCTCGTCGACCGAGACACCGGTCGACGTCGGGCGACCGGCCAGCAGGGCGCTGAGGAACCTGTCGGGCACGGCGAGCGTCGAGCGCGACTCGCCGCGAAGGATGGACGTCAGCAGTCCCATGTCACGCTCCTGACCCTCCGCCGTTCGTTCTGGCGACGACCACGAGGCAGGTCGCCCCGATGAAGATGAGGACGAGCGGCGCGTACACCAGCCACAGCCCGACGACGACGAGCAGGACCCCGACGATTGCGATGATCTCCGCTGTCAGGTCGTTCACGTGTACGCGAGCCCCCGGTCCTCGTAGACGGAGCGAAGGACCACCGGGTTCGCCTGCTGGGCGAAGTACCCGCTCATGGCCCCGGCGATTGCGCCGTCGATGTGCTTGCCCTTCACGCGCTTGGTCAGCCGCCACGCCCGGTCGCTGACGTCCTTCCGGACGGCCGACGCGATGTGGCGAGCGAGCACCGGGTCGCCGTCGTGCGCGATGCGCCGACCGACGATGAGGTCGAAGTACGCCATGCAGGCCGGCGCCAGGCGGGCGTCGGTCTGCGGGACCTCGACCATGTTCAGCCCCTTCCCGCGGAGTACCTCGGCGCTTCGGTCGAACCGCCACGGGTCATAGTAGAACGCCGGACCGGGCAGGGGATCCTCCCAGTCCTTCGCGTCGGGCGCCTTCAGCGCCCCCGCCTGATACGCGTCGAACACGTCCAGGCACGCGTTCTCGATGGTCGTGAGGTCCATCCGCCACTCGTCGTGCCGCGGGTCCCCGACCGGGTACGGGTTCTCCCAGATGCGAGCGCGCTGGACGGTCCTCCCGTTCGGGAGGCGCTGCGAGATGACGACCGCGCTCGCGTCGTGCGTCCGCGACGCGTCGATGCCGACGTGGACCGGGAGCGTCGGGTCGAGGTCGACCTGCGGGGCGCGGCACGCCTCCCACGCGCCGAGCGGGAGCCACGCCTCCTCCGCCTCGGTCCACTGATTGAGGAAGTACCGCCTGACGACGTTCTCGGGCTTCTGGGCCAGCTGCTCGACGTAGCGGTCCCAGAACGTCGTCACTCCGGCGCTGGGGTTCGCGGCCTCCCACGTGACTCGGTCGCGGGGGTCGGCGCGCGGGTCGGCCTCGACGACGTACGCGAGGAACGCCGGGTCGTCCAGCGTCCCCTCGATGATCGCCTTGGCCTTGTCGTACTGGCGGCCGCAGACGGTGTCGCGGTCGTACCCGGCGGTCGTGATCTGGAACACGAGCGACTGGCGCCGGTTGATGACGCCGTTGGTCAGGACGTTCCAGACGTTCTCGCCCCGCGTCCCGGTCCACTCGTGCAGCTCGTCGCAGATGACGGCCGAGAGGTTCGGCCCGTCGTTGGTCCCGGCGACCGCGGCGACGCGCTGGAGGCGGGCGCCCGGGATGGTCGGGACGGTGATCTCCGACTCGTACCGGGTCGTGATGAGCGAGAGCGTCGGCGACATCTCGCACATCGTCTTGGCGGCCCCGAACACGAGGTCGGCCTGGTCGTCGCTCGCGGCGGCGCAGACAATCCACGGCGCGGAGTCGCCCGCCCCGATGAGCAGGTAGAGGGCGAGCGCCGCGGCCAGCTCCGTCTTGCCGTTCTTCTTGGGGACGCTGACGTACGCCCAGCGGTAGCGCCGCAGCCCGTCGTCGCGCGTCGTGAACAGCTCGAGGAGCAGCCGCTTCTGCCACGGAAGGAGCCGGAACGGGAGCCCGATGAAGTCGCCCTTGGTGAAGACGCAGTGCGTCTCAATCCAGCTGATCGCGTGGAAGCCGGACGTCCTCGTCCGAGCCACGTCAGGACGCCTCGTAGTCGACGACGAGGTCCGGGTCGTCGTGCGGGGTGACGTCCACCATCGCGTTCAGGCGCGCGGCGGTCACCTGCAGCTTGCCCTTCTGGACGCCCAGCTTCAGTCGCGACGCCGGCGTCATCCCGAACGCCGCCTCATACGCTCGCAGGTCCGCCTCCAGCTGCTTCACGTACCCGACGAGCGGGTTCAGCGACGGACCCCGGGCCCCCTGGACGACTCGCCCCGCTCGCCTGACGGCCCGGACGCAGCGCTGGTACTCGTCGAGCGCGACGGCCCAGCGGTAGAGGGCCGGGAGGTCGGAGTCGACGTCTACCGCCCCGGCCACGTCGCTCTGCCAGAAGGACTCCCAGCGCTCGCGAGCGTAGACCGTCCATCGGCCCTGGATGCGAGGGAGGTCGGGGACGCGCTCGACTGGCGCGAGCGTCGCAACGGGGTAGTCGCGATGCCCGCGACGCTCGCTGTCCGGCTTCCGGGGCGGTCCGGGCACGTAGGTCCTCCTGCACGACGTCCCACCCCGGCCCAGCATAGCGCGCCCGTACGGCTGGTGGAACATGAGCCGCTCGGAAGGAGAC